CTCGTAAAAAGAAGAAGTGAGGTAGATAGGTGGCACTAGGACAATACGGTACAACGCTATTAGATGAACTGAATCGTTTGGCTAATGGTGGCACCTATCGAGCACCAGGTGAGATGGTTGACCAAGCGTTGGCTGCTCGTCAATGGGCAGCAGCACGTGCAGTATCAACAAATTTAACAGACACAGTAGGAGTTCTAAATGCGATTGCGGGTACGACTAGCGATAACCGTCTTGATTACAATGGCGTATGTAATCTCATCGCTGGTACTTTTCAACTACCTGCAGCGCAGGCTCTCAGAGCGGTGTCATCTTGAGTGCTAAATTTAACTTGGTCTGTGACCAAGCAACCACATTTAACTTTCAGTTTCAGATTCTCAACGACAATACTCCTTGGGATCTAACTGGCTATACAGGCACTATGACTGTGCGCCCATTCGTAGGTGCATCTACTACTACTGTAGTAGCCAGCACTGATAATGGTCGTATGGTATTTGATGCACTCAATGGTCGAATTACAGTAACTATTGATGCAACGACTACTGGCAACATTGCAGCAAGTCGCTATGCCTATGATTTAGTTTTAGATTCAGGTGGAACGATTACTCGTATCCTCGAAGGTAAATTTGTGGTAACAGGAGCGGTGACTGTATGACAACAATAATTGTTATTGAGAACATTACGCCACAAGTAGCAGTAGAATTTTCGCAAGACCAAGGACCACAAGGTGGTCAAGGTGTCACTGGACCTACAGGACCCACTGGTCCTGCGGGAGCAACAGGACCAACTGGTTCTACAGGGGCAACTGGTGTCACTGGAGCCACTGGAGTAACAGGAGCAACAGGTGTTACAGGAAGTACTGGACCGACTGGCGCGACGGGTGCCACGGGTGCTACTGGAATTACAGGAGCCACAGGCCCTGCAGGAGCAACGGGCGATACGGGAGCAACAGGTGCGACAGGACCTGTTGGCGCTACAGGAGTCACGGGAGTTACTGGACCTACGGGACCAGTTGGCGCAACTGGAGCAACAGGAGACACAGGTGCGACAGGACCTGCGGGAGCGACTGGCCCACAAGGGGCCACAGGCCCACAAGGTGTAACTGGAGACATCGGACCTACTGGTATACAAGGTCTAACAGGCCCTACAGGGCCTATAGGAGCCACTGGAGCGACAGGTCCACAAGGTGTTACAGGAGATATTGGTCCTACAGGACCTGCTGGTGCAACTGGCCCCGCTGGTGCAACTGGTCCTGTTGGAGCAACTGGAGCCACTGGCCCTTCTGGAATAGATGGGGTTACTGGTCCTACAGGACCAACAGGTCCTTCAGGTACCGCAGGTGCAACAGGAGCAACTGGCCCAACAGGTGCTGCTGGTTCCGCCGCTGCAATCTCATATTCATACAGTGCCACCGCAGGACAAACAACATTTAGCGGTACCGATCTCAACTCACTGACTCTTTCATACACAGTTGGAGCAGAGCAGGTTTATCTTAACGGTGTGCTTCTTGTACGCACTACCGATTACACCGCTACCAACGGAACATCAGTTGTGTTGGCATTGGCAGCAACATTAAATGACACACTGGTTGTGGTTGCTTATGGAACTTTCCTTACTGCCAACACTTACACAATTGCACAGACAGATGCACTTCTTCAAAGTTCTACAATCGCTGACATAATGGATCAATACTAATGGAAGGTAAGTTGTAACTAATGGCAACTACATCAAAGGCACTCTTTCGCGGTGCTGCAACAACAACAACGACAACAACACTTTATACAGTGCCAGCATCAACAACTACTGTTGTCACTGACATTGTTGTTACCAATACCGCAGCAACTGCTGGTACATTTACAATGTCATTAGATGATGTTTCTATTGCAACGACAGTTTCTGTTGGTGCTTATGATTCAACTGTCATCCCACTCAAGCAAGTTTTGGCAACAACTAAGACAATCAAGGGTGGCGCATCTGCCACCACAATTAACTTTCACATTTCAGGTGTTGAGATAGCCTAATGCCATATATCTATAAGATGAGTAACGCAGGTGGAATGTCCACCGTCACACGTTATACAGATATGTTGGCTGGCAATACTGCCTTTGTAGATCCTGCTTTTGAATCTATTGCTACCACTACAGTAGGAGCAGGTGGTGCAGCAACTGTTACATTTAGTAGCATTCCTAGTACCTATACGCATTTGCAAATTAGAGCAATTCTACAACCAGCATCAACTGACTATACTGGTATGCGCTTTAATAGCGATAGTGGCAATAACTACGCAGCACACATTTTGCGAGGTAGTGGTTCAGCCGCTAGTTCATCAGCGTTCACAACTCGTTCAGATGCTCTATTAAATGACAACACAACAGGAACATCTGGCAGTATTTTCAACGCAGTTATTGTGGATATTTTAGACTACGCCAATACGAATAAATATAAAACCGTTAGAACACTTGGCGGCGTAGATGCCAATGGTAGCGGTTATGGTATTTCGTTTGCTTCTAGTCTTTGGCAATCAACCACCGCAATTTCAACAATAACTTTAACAAATGGCAACGCTTCTAACTTTGTTCAATACTCATCATTCGCCCTATATGGAATTAAGGGGTAACAATGCCAACAACATACGAACCGATTGCAACTACTACTTTAGGTAGTGCTGCTGCAGATGTTACCTTTTCTAGCATCTCAGGGGCTTATACCGATTTGGTTTTAATAGTAAGTGGTCGTTCTGCAAGAGCAGCAACCGATGATTCACTTTATATTCAATTTAATTCAGATACGGCAAGCAACTATTCTTATACTGAATTAAAGGGAAATGGAAGTACTGCTTCCTCGGCTCGTGCATCAAGTCAAACTTTTTTAAGACCAGCAGCCAATATAGATGCAGCATCTCAACCAGCAGGAACTTTTACGCCAGTTATTATTTCAATTAACAATTATTCAAATACAACTACATACAAAACAGCATTATCTCGTAATAATATGGCTGCTGCTGAAGTTACCGCAGTTGTTGGTTTATGGCGAAGTACCTCGGCAATAACTACTATTAAGGTCTATGCGGCATCTGCAAATCTTGCTACTGGATCTACCTTCACTCTCTATGGAATAAAGGCGGCTTAGACTATGGCAGATACATTCAAAAAGATTGCATCTGTTACAGTCGGTGCAGGTGGTGCTGCAAGTATGGCTTTTACTTCTATCCCAGCAATTTATACAGATTTAGTAATTAAGATTAGTGCCAGAAGTACAACTGGCGGTGCTTTTACTAATTTACTTATTGCTTTTAATGGGTCAAGTGCTGATTATACTTTAAGATGGCTAGGTGATGCTGGGGGTTCTGTCGTGAGTTATACACAAGCCGCCTTTGGTTCAAATCATTTGTTTTATATTCCAGCATCAACTGCAACCGCAAACACATTTGGCAATGGTGAAGTTTATATTCCAAATTATACATCAGCAAATTTCAAATCAGTAAGTGCAGACGGTGCAAATGAAAATAACACAAGTACTATTTATCAAGGAATGTCTGCTGGCCTTTGGTCACAAACCGCAGCAATTACTTCTTTAACTTTTACAGGTAGCACCTTTGCTCAATACTCAACAGCAACGCTTTACGGCATATCGAAATCATAGGGAGAAACAATGACAACAGCAATCGAAGTTAACTGCGCTACAGGCGAAGTAACAGAGCGCCCATTAACAGCAGAAGAACTTGCCCAGCGTGAGGTTGATGCTCAGGCAGCAGCGGCAGCAGAGCACGAAGCAGAAGTTAAGGCAGCAGCAGATGCTGAGGCCAAGGCATCTGCCCAATCTAAGTTGTCAGCACTAGGTTTAACCGCCGAAGAAATCGCCGCACTTTCTAAGTAAGGGATACCAATGACACGATCTAGAGATGTAGCCGACACACAAGATAACCTCGGCGGTGCGGTTGCGCCGTTTGTGGCAGGCAAGAATAAAATCATTAACGGAGATTTTGGTATTTGGCAACGGGGTACAAGTTTTTCAGCAAATGGATACACTGCTGACAGATGGTCTTGTAACTTTTCAGGAGCAACTGGAACTGTATCTCAACAGACATTTACTCCAGGAACAGCGCCAGTAGCAGGTTATGAAGGTCAATTCTTTTTAAGACTAGCAACAACAGTTGCCGATGATAATAGTCGCATTGAACAAAAAATAGAAAATGTTAGAACCTTTGCTGGACAAACTGTGACAGTATCATTGTGGGCTAAAGCAGATAGTGCAAGAACTATTACTCTTAATCCCTATCAAAGTTTTGGTTCTGGTGGTTCAGCAGATGTGAGCATAACAGGTCAAACAATAAGTGTTACAACTTCTTGGACAAGGTTCACAAAAACATTTGATGTGCCTAGTGTGGCTGGTAAAACAATTGGAACTGGCAGTTTTTTTAGTTTAGAACTACTCCACGCTCCTAATGCCACATTTACTCTTGATCTTTGGGGCGTACAGGTCGAAGCGGGCAGCGTAGCCACACCATTTACAACCGCAACTGGAACTATTCAAGGGGAATTAGCCGCTTGCCAGCGTTACGCTTATGTTTTGCAGCCAGCAACAACAGACCCGACTCCTTACGCAACTGGTCAGGCTCTTACAACAACTCGATGCATCACTCAAGTACAGTTTCCTGTCACAATGAGAGTAACTCCAACTCTTACTGTTACAAATACGGCAAACTGGTTCAATATGACTTCTGGTTATTTGGTAGCCGTTGCCAATACTTTAAGTGCTTATAGATTGACTTCAATCAATGCAAGTATGGATTTAAGTGTTGCAGTTGCATCTTTTACTGCTGGCAATGCCTCAGCCTTTGGCGCAAATGGCTCAACAGCAGCCCAACTTCTATTTAGTTCGGAGTTATAAAATGATTCAATACACTGTCTTAGAAAATGGTTATATTCTTATGGATAACAATGGAGTTATTTCAACAATTCCTAACGACCCAGCCAACTCTGACTATCAGGCATACCTCAAATCCCTAGAGGTCTAGTGTAGGATTCTCCTATGAGATTCCACGTTATGAGTCTGCCTCACACGCAGACAACCAAAGATTATGTCAACTGTGCCTATACAGAAAAAGTACGTCGATTCTGTATGATGATGAAAGGGTTAGGCCACACGGTCTACCTCTATGCTAGCGAAGACAATGAAGCACCAGTAGATGAACTGATTACTTGCATCACTAAAGAGCAGCAGCAAGAGGCTCTGGCTGGTAAGCACTTCACCGAGGCAGAGTTTAATAATGAACTACCTCACTGGCAGATCTTCAATGGCAACGCCATTAAGGAGTTAGGCAAGCGCCTAGAGCAGAAAGACTTTATCTGTCTTATTGGTGGTGCTTCACAGAAACCTATTGCAGATGCTTACCCAAACCATATCAGCGTAGAGTTTGGTGTGGGTTACGGTGGAGTCTTTAGCAAGTACAAAGTCTTTGAATCCTATGCTTGGATGCACAGCATCTATGCAATGTTTAAGAACCCAACAAGTGTAGATGGCAATTTCTATGATGCGGTTATTCCAGGGTATTTGGAACCTGAGATGTTTCCATTGCAAGAGAAGAAAGAAGATTACTACCTTTACGTAGGGCGTATGGTAGATCGCAAAGGTCTTATCGTTGCTCAACACGTATGCAAGGAACTAGGCTTAAAGTTAATTATGGCAGGACCTGGTAAAAATCCTAAGATTGAATACGGTGAATGGGTTGGACCAGTAGGAGCAGAAGAACGAGCAAAGTTAATGGGCGGTGCTATTGCCCTGTTTGCTCCAACACTTTACATAGAACCTTTCGGTAACGTTGTTATCGAAGCACAAGCCTGTGGAACTCCAACGATTACCACAGACTGGGGTGCATTTACAGAGACTAATCCACAAGGTGTTACTGGATACCGTTGCAGAAATGCAATGGAGTTTGCAGTAGCAACAGAGTGGGTTAAAGAGTTAGACCCAGTAGCAATACATAAGCGAGCAGTATCTCTCTATTCGTTAGATGCTATCGCACCACAATATGAACAATACTTTGCAAGACTTCTCACTCTATGGGGAGACGGCTGGTATGAGAGGAAATAATGCCAACACTAAACGAACTGGTAGACGAGGTAAAGGCTAACCTACAAGGTTACGCACTTCGACAAGATCGTATTACTTATGTCGCTAATCAAAGCGGTCTGACTACAACAAGCACGGAAATTCAAGTTGGTTCTTCTTCTAACTTGGCAAAGGGTACCATCGAAATTGATGATGAACTTATATGGATTGATTCCTTTGATAAGGCTAACAACACTCTTAACGTTATTCCAGGGTTTGGTCGTGGCTACCAAGGTACCACTGCAACACCTCACGCACAGTATGCACAAGTTACTCTGGCTCCTACATTCCCACGCAACTCCATTAAGAAGGCTATCAACGATACGATCAATAGTTTCTATCCTAAGTTGTGGATTATTAACTCTTACACATTTACCTTTAACGCATCTCAGACTACATACCCATTGCCTGATGACTGCGAAGGCGTACTCTTTATCTCGTGGCAGACCACTGGTTCTAGCCAGGAATGGTTACCAGTAAACCGTTGGCGCTTAGATGGTATGGCAAATGCTGCTACCTTTAATACACAGAATACGATAAACATTTATGAGAACGTACAACCTGGTCGTACAATTCAAGTTTGGTACACAGCAACGCCTAACACTCTTGACGCAAACACAGATGATTTTGCTGACGTATCTGGCTTGCCTGAGTCTTGCAAGGATGTTGTCGTACTCGGCGCAGCATACAAACTACTGTCTTATATTGACGCAGGACGAATCAATCTCTCTAGTGCTGAAGCAGATCTAAACGACTCCAAGATCCCATCATCTGCTGGCGTTGCTGCATCTCGTTATATCTTTGCTCTATACCAACAGCGTCTTAATGAAGAGGCTCTTAAACTTTCAGACAAGTATCCAATCCGTATCCACTACACTCGATAAGGCAGACAAATGACACGTAAGTTCTCTAGCATCAGCGTACAAACAACGCTTGCTTCAGGCATTTCTAATACAGCAACAACTATGACAGTGGCTACTGGTACTGGATCTGCTCTTATGGGTGGTGTGACACTAGCAACTGGCAACATTGACCAGTTCACAGTAGCCCTTGACCCTGATACACAGAGCGAAGAAATTGTATTTGTTACCGCAGTATCTAGTGACACGCTTACAATCGTTCGTGGTCAGGCTGGCTCAAGCGCTATCACGCACTCAGGCGGTGCAACAGTCAAGCACGTACTGACATCTAGTGACCTTACTGCTTTTGAAGCAGGTCTTAATGAGACTATCCCGCTGAATACACAGACAGGAACTACATACACTCTAGTTGCTGCCGATGCTGGTGACCTAGTTACCCTTACTAACTCATCTCCAATTACCGTAACTGTGCCAACTAACGCTTCAGTTCCATTTGCAACGGGCTCACAAATTACAATTATCCAGTCTGGCTCAGGCAACGTAACAGTTGTTGGAGATACTGGAGTTACAGTTAGTTCAGCAGACGGAGATCTCAAACTTAGAACTCAATGGTCAGCAGCAACTCTTATTAAGACAAATACAAATAACTGGGTTCTCATTGGGGATATCAAAGCCTAATGAAACTACCTGGTTCAATAGCATCTTCTAAGAGAGATAAACCTAATGCGCCAACTTCTGTTTCAGCAACTAACGTTGGAACAGGTCGTGCATACAACAATGGCAGGATAGATGTAACCTTTACCCCACCAGTTTATGATGGTGGCGAGGCTATTACTGGCTACATCGTTACCTCAACTCCTGGCTCTATCACTGCAACTGGAACAGCATCTCCTATTTCAGTAACTGGTTTAGCATCTAATACTTCGTATACATTTACAGTATCTGCTATCAACAGCGTTGGAACTGGTACTCCATCTAGTGCATCAAGTGCTGTTACTGCAACTACCGTTCCACAGGCTCCAACTATTGGTACTGCAACAGGTGCTAACACAACAGCGTCAGTTGCCTTTACTCCAGGAGCAACAGGTGGCGCGGCTGTCAGCACCTACACCGCTACATCCACACCAAGCAGTATCACTGGTTCTGCTGCATCATCTCCTATTACTGTCAGTGGTCTAACCAATGGCACTGGCTATACCTTTACTGTTACAGCAACCAATGCCAATGGAACTTCTCTGGCATCGGCTGCTTCTAACTCTACAATTCCAGCAACAGTTCCTGTGGCACCTACAATTGGAACCTTGTCTCCTACAGCAAATGTAGCCTATGGATCTACACCAACAATGAGTATTTCATTTACTGCAAATGGTGATGGTGGAGCAACGATTACTTCATACAAGTATTCAACCAATGGTGGTACAACTTATGCAACTGCATCTGGAACTACGAGCCCACTGACATTAGCAACACAGAGTACTGGATCAGCGTTTACTGCTGGAACTTCATACTCTGTACTCCTCAAGGCTGTGAACTCTATAGGTGATTCATCTGCAAGTAGTGCATCTAATTCGACTAATGCCTGCACAGTTCCTCAAGCACCACAGTCTGCATCTGTATCGTGGACAACTGGTGGTACCACAGCAACAGCAACCTTTACTGCTGGCAACTCTGGCGGTAGTGCGATAACTGGATATATCTTTACTGGATTCCCTATCGCTTTCCAGGTAACAGGAGCATCATCTCCATTAACAATTACTGGTTTAACACCTTTACCAAGTAATCAAACGTTTGGGCTTTATGCAACAAATGCTTGTGGACAATCACAGAGTGGAGTGTAGTCAATGGCTTATGGCGATGATATTACCGAGGGAATACCTTACGTACTTTCCAATCCAGTAGGTGCTACTAACTACGCAGCAACTGGAGAAGCCTACGATATTGCTATCGCTGGTTTACCGTTCTTCCTTGCAGCATCTGATGATAACCCTTACCGTCGTGTAACAGCGCAGTATCGTAAGCAACAGATTGACCAGACAAGAGAAGCAGGCGAGCAGTCTATTACTGGTTGGTGGCTACGATCACAGTCATCATTCCACTACGGCGCTGGTATCAAGTTCTTTGAACCTATCCAAGATGAGTCACTTAGATTCCAGTACACAGAGTCAAAGGGTATAGATGTCTGGACACGAGGACAGGCAACTCTTCTCAACGACACTGCTCTTTTGTACACAGGTTCTAATGGAGCACAACTCATTGGTGTCAATGATGGAACCAATGATGTCATCTATGTAACAGATGGCAGTGCATTAAAGAAGATTACAACAGGTGGTACAACAAGCACCATCACTCAGGCAGGTACGCCTTCTACTATCTATAGCCTTACTACTGATGGAACTAACTACTACTTTATCAATGGTACCCACGTTCATAGAGGCTCTCTGGGAGCAACCCCTGCCGATACTGAGATCTATAACGCATCTGGTACTACTCGTGCCACTATTCGTTACGTTAAGCAGCGTCTTATCGCTGCTATTGGCAACTCTATTTATGAACTAAATGCCAACCACGCATCAGGCTCACTTCCTTCGGCCTTGTATACCCACCCTAACGCTAACTGGGTATGGTCATCTATTGCAGAAGGACCACAGGCTATCTACGTATCGGGGTATGCTCCTAACGGAACATCATCATCTGTTTTTAAGATTACCTTGGATGCAACAAATCCTAATGCTTTAGGTTTCCCAACACTTAATACACCTACAGTTATTATTGATATGCCAGTAGGTGAACAGATCAATGACTTTGATGTCTACCTTGGAGCCTATGCAGTCCTTGCAACTAGCAAGGGATTCCGTGCTGGTATTGCAGATACTACTGGAGATGTTCAGTATGGTCCATTACTCTTTAGTGATGCAGCGTGTAACGCTATTACGTTCAAGGATAGTTTTGCTTGGCTTGCTACCACCGTTGATGGCGAAGCAGGATTAGTACGCTGTGATTTATCAACTACAGTCCTAGCAAATAGCCTGTATTTCCCTTGGGCTTGGGACTTAGTGGCTACTGGTACAACAGTCAAGGCAAGTCAAGTTGCCTTCTTTGGTAACTCAGATCGTCTGGCATTTGTAACTGGCGATACAACCTATGCTGAATCTACTACTCAGGTAGTAGCAGAGGGTTACCTGCGTACAGGCTACATCCGCTACAACACACTTGAGTCTAAGATCTATAAACTAATGCAAGCACGAGTAGATACCACCAATGGTGGACTCGTTGTTGATTCCATTGACAGCCAGAATACTGAGTACACAATTGCTCAGTTCTCACAAGGTGAACTCACGCCTGAAGTTAACATTAACTACCCACAACAGGCTCAAGAGTATTTAGGATTTAAGTTTACTCTTCTTCGATCATCTACAGATGTAAGCAAGGGGCCATTGTTTACTGGCTATCAACTCAAAGCATTACCAGCGATCCCACGCCAGCGTCTTATCCAGTACCCACTGTTCTGCTATGACCACGAGAGCGATCACTTTGGGGTTGAGGTTGGCTACGAAGGCTCTGCCTATGCTCGTATGTCACAGTTAGAAACCGTCGAAAACAACGGAGACAGTATCCGTGTTGAAGACTTTAGAACTGGTGAGTCCTTCATTGGACTTATCGAAGAGATGGATTTCTCTAACCGTACCCCATCCGATAAGCGATTCTCTGGTTTCGGGGGCTTGCTCTTAGTAACCATTAGGACGATCTAATGCAGGCACAAGACTACGCAACGGTTGCTGTTGCAGTAATGACAATCATCGGTGGCTTTGCTGGCGCAGTTCGTTGGCTAGTAAAGCATTACCTTAATGAACTCAAGCCTAATGGTGGCTCAAGCCTAAAGGATTCAGTTAAAAGATTAGAAGACCGCATAGATGACCTGTACCGACTGGTCGCAGAGAAATGAGTAACGATGAAACCTGTTGCCAAGAAAGCCACGCCTGCCGCTATTGCTGTACTTCGACAAGCCACGGCGATATCACCTTCTCGGAAGAAAGCCTCAGATGGATTGCTTCCATCGGCAGCGCACCTCAAACAGAATCCTAATAGCGACCACAACACAGGCTATGCAGTTGATTTAACGCACGACCCTAAGCACAACATTGACTGTGCTGAGATATTTAAGCAGTTACAAAAGGATCCACGAGTTAAGTATTTAATCTTTAACCATAGGATTTGGACACCACAACAGGGTGTTGATATCTACACAGGTTCTAACCCGCATACGAAGCACATCCATATATCAATCAACGACAAGTATGGCAGCGATACTTCTGATTGGTTTACTTGGTTAGGTAAGCCAAAGAAAACCCCTAGAACAATAACAAAAACAGCAATCGCTAAAGTCCAAAAACCGAAAAAGAAGTTAGTCAAGACGGGCAACGACAAGTTGCGTAGCAAGTCTTTGCTGACATTATTGCTCAAGAAAGGCAAGAAATGAATAAGTTAAAAAAGAAAATACAGAGCAAAGAATTTAAGGCTGCCTTTAAGTCTTACTTGCGAGCAGTATTAGCATCAGCAGCAGCGATGGGCATTGCATTGCTTACAGATATTGCTCCTGAATATGCCATCCTTATCGGTGGTCTTACGGCTCCCATTGTAAAATGGGCAGACAAAACTGAGGAAGATTTTGGCCGTAAGTTTGATAAGGCTGCCAAGTAATTAAACATTGACTGCGAGGCACAAGAGGCTCACCCCGAAAGGGGTGGGCTTCTTTTTTTGTGCCACAAAACTAATTAATGCCTGAGTTGCTATCCCCTGAGAGGTGCGTTTTAAGCCTGTGGCAGTTAGCACAGAGGGTTTGGAGGTTGGCTGGATCATTGTTAAAGCGGTCACCGTCTATGTGGTCTACATCCAACTGGCTGATATGTACTGGCTTGAAGTCACAGTGCTCGCAGTAATCTTTACGGTGAGCGTGGTAAGGAGAACGTGCCTTCATCTGATTGATCTTGTAGATAGTATTACAACGGTACCTACCTGATACTGGCTTAGACTTATCTCGTATCTTTATTCTTGTGGGGCCACAAACTGAGCACAATCCTGTGCGTTCTTCTTCGTTAATCTCAGAGAGTTTGTGCTTCATCTTTATCTACTGGACAGGGAACAACTACTAGATTCCCACAGTTGACACAGGTTGCATCTAAGAAGTACCAGACCAGTTCGTAATCTTCAAAGGAACACATAACATTAAAGACTTGTGAGCCGCAGGGACAGACGTGTACTGGACCTAGACCTCGTAGATCAGAACCAAATTTATCTGGTAGTTTGTGCCTAAATTTCGGCAGCCTTGGTAGACGGAACCGCACAGTCAGTACTGCACCATCGTGCCCTTCTAGGGCACCCTGTTTTATTCGCCTCACGGCTCATATTGTAGTAACTAGTAGTGTCGCTAACGCGACGACACGCCGATCTCTAGTATGATTCTACCTATGACAACAATCGCAGCGCTTGAGGGAATCGATTACGCTGTACTAGTAGCAGACTCACAGATCACAGAAGATAATCTCGTGACACTTGCAACTAGTACACCCAAGATCGTTGAGGTAGGTAAGTACCTGATAGGTATCTCAGGGGACACAAGGCCAGGAGATATCCTTGCCTATAACTGGAAGCCACCGTTGTATCGTGGCGAAGATCCAGCACAGTTTATGGGACGCAAGATCATTCCCAGTATTAACCAAGCATTTGCAGACAACAACTACGACTACAACAAGGCGGACAAAGATGGTGGTTTCGATTATCTCATTGCTTTTAACGGCAATATCTTTCGTATTGCTTGTGATCTCTCTTTTTTCCAAGCAAATCACGGAGCGTATGGCATTGGTAGTGGGGGTCAACTTGCTCTTGGCTACCTGTATTCAATTGTCAAACCTGATATGGAGTTAGCCTACGCCAAGCGACACGCACGAAAGGCAGTAGAGATTGCATCAGTACTTGACGCGAACACTGGTAAGCCCATACAGTTAGTGGTCCAGGAAAGGATGTAAATGACAGACCCAAAGGAACTATTATTAACTGCACTTAAAGCAGGTGATGCAAAGCGTTCACGTTCTACACAGGTACAGATAGGACCATCAGAGTTAGGTGGTTGCCGTCGTAAGGTCTGGTATAGATTAAACGATCAGCCAGAGACTAACGAGAACGAGATGAAACTTGCTGCGATTATGGGTACTGCTATCCACGCAGAAATTGAAAGAGCACTAGCAGATAACCCAGATGTAATGATTGAAACATCGGTTGAGTACAACGGTATGAAGGCACACATTGACTGCTATGTACCAGGTACTGGTGATGTTATTGACTGGAAGACAAGCAAGGTGAAGAATCTTAGTTACTTCCCATCGACACAGCAACGCTGGCAGGTACAGACATACGGTTACCTACTAGCAAAGAATGGCTACGATGTAAAGCGCGTATCACTGGTTGCTATTGCACGTGATGGTGATGAGCGAGATGTCAAAGTACACACAGAACCTTACGATGAAACCATTGCACTACAGGCATTGAACTGGTTGGAGGCTATCAAGGTGGCAGATACTGCACCAGATCCAGAACGTGATGCTTCTTATTGCAAACACTATTGCAAGTTCTATGACGCATCAGGTGAGATGGGATGCGTTGGTATAAAAAAAGAACTTACACCAGCAACTGACCTAGTAATTGATGATGCTGATATTGACAAGAATGCACTGCTGTACTTACAGTTAGCAGCACAGATCAAGGTACTAGAGAAGGAACAAGATTCACTGAAGACTTCTTTTGAAGGACTGCTAGGAGTAACGCCTAGTGGAATAGAAGTCAGTTGGACAACTGTCAAGGGACGTGAAAGTATTGACAGTGAGGAAGTAGAAAAACTTATTGGGTATGTGCCTAAGAAGTTTGGTAATGAATCACAAAGGTTATCAATCAGACAAACTGGAGGAAAGTAAATGGCAACAGAAGGCACAAAGTATCAAATCAATTACAAGTTAAATGATGGAACGCTAATCAATCTCTATGCAAAAGATGTCAAGGATTTAGAGACAGGTCTTGCAGATCTAGGTATGGTTGCAACACTTATCAAGTCAACTAGTAATGACTTACACGGTGGAGCACCAGCACCAACAGTTGCATCAGTTGCTGAATCATTTGGTGGTACACCAGTAACATCTGCACCTGCACAACCACAGGTGGTAGAAGGACAGGCACCCACCTGTAAGCACGGCAATATGACTTACCGTACTGGTACATCTGCACGTGGACCTTGGAAAGCGTGGATGTGTTCTGCACCAAAGGGTGCAGCAGATAAGTGCGACGCTATCTTCTTAAGATAATACGATGCGGGAGCCTCGTGAGTACGAGAACCCGCTATGTGCAGAGATAGGTGGTGACTTCTGGTTTCCTGATAAAGATAAGGAATCAGTAAGTTACATTGAAAGTCAGTATGCAAAGTCAATCTGTAAACGTTGTACTCATAGAACCGAATGCGCTGAGTGGGGAATCCATAAGGAACAGTTCGGTATATGGGGTGGGCTTGCACCACGTGAACGTCTTGCAGTAAGGAGACAACGCAGAATAAATCTTGGAGGGGATGGGGAAGTTGCTTAATCTAAAGCGGGCGATGGGCGGTAGCCACACCAAGGCTATACCGTTGCCTGATGTATGGACTGGCCTTGCTGGTGAGTCCATTAAGTTTAGACGTGGGCAAGTATGTATGGTCGCCGCTGCACCTAATGCTGGTAAGAGTATGTTTGCTCTTGTCTATGCAATCAGGGCTAAGGTACCAACTCTTTTCTTTTCAGCCGATACTGATACTGCAACAGTGTTGATGCGGTCTGCAGCGCAGATCTCAGGGCACACGCAGTTAACCGTTGAGTCCAATATGGAATACAAGGAAGACTTCTACGGTGAACACCTATCAAAGATGTCACACATACAATGGGTATTCGATTCAAGTCCATCATTAGATGACATTGAATTGGAGATTAAAGCCTACGTTGAACTGTATGGAATAGCACCTGAGTTAATTATCATTGATAACTTAATGAATGTTGCTGCCGAAACAGACAATGAATGGGCAGGGCTACGTGCAATTATGATGGAGTTGCACGATATGGCACGCAAGACTCAGGCTTGCGTCTTAGTACTCCATCACGTCAGCGAGCAGAGTGAGTATGGATCACCGAGTATGCCACCACCGCGTCGTGCTATTCACGGTAAGGTCAGCCAGTTACCTGCGCTGATACTCACATTGGGTTATGACCCAGGTCAAGGGATGTTGCGTGTGGCTGCGGTGAAGAATCGCTTTGGTCCACACACAGCAGATGCCTCTAAATGGGCTACACTATTTGTTAACTTTGCAGCGTGCCAGATAGGAGATCAAGATGCACAAGGTAGGGCCTACTTACGTGTTTGATATTCAGGTGGTGCGCTAATGGCTAATCCCAATGGAAGAAAAGGTTCTCAGTTCGAGACAGATGTAATGAAATGGCTACGCAAATGCGGAGTTATGGCAGAACGTTTGACTAAGGCTGGGGCAAAAGATGAAGGGGATATGGTTGCGATCATCGCGGGGAAAACCTATATCCTTGAACTCAAGAACAGGGCAACCCTTTCCTTGCCTGAGTTCTGGAGAGAAGCAGAAGTTGAGGCGCTTAACTATGCCAATGCTCGTGGCCTTGGGGAAGTTCCACTGCATTACGTTGTAGTTAAGCGTCGCAACTCTGGAATAGAAAATGCCTGGGTCATTCAAGACCTAGCACAATGGATAAAGGAGAAACAATAATGCCAGTACCAGAAGGTGAAATCACCACAACAGATATCCTAGTACCAGAAGAAGTGGTTGAAGAATCAACTACTGAAGAAGAGGCAGATGATAGTACGCCTGAGTAGGGATGAAGTAAGAGTTTGTACACTGCTTGCAACAGAGCGTTGGCTTGCCAAGTATGGGTCAGTAGATAGACCTAACTATGCAGAGGGTAAGAAGAACGGCTACTTAGAGCACGAACTTCTTGCCAATGTCCGAGCCAACGTCTCTGAGTGGGCTGTTGCATCTCTCACTGATACCGCTTGGAATGTACCTTGGTATCCTAATGAACTACATCCTCGTCGTGCTAAGTTGCCTGATGTTGGTGTTAACTTTGAGGTACGTACAGTACGCACACGTGATTCGATTCCGTTCTGGAGCAAAGATAGTGGCAAGATAATAGTAGGAACTAAGATCCTTGATGAAGATTATTACTCACAGGTTGAAGTCTATGGTTGGTGTAACCCTGAAGAGTATGCAACTATGCAGTACAGAGATGAAGCCATCGGTGGATGGCGTGTACCAGTAACAGAACTAAAGGAGTTCTAATGATTTGTCAGAACTGTCACAAGGCAGGGGAAGAGAACACTCTAACCCATTACAAACGTGCTTCTAATTGGCACGAGAAGTGCGACGACAAGGGGTGTGTATGCCAGCACAAGACTGGTCCAGGGTACGTAAAGCGGGACGGTTCAAAGGTGCCGTTGATGCAAACACAATCCCCATAGGAGCAATAGTTCTGCACTACGGAGGGGAAGTACGAGAGGGTAGGTCTGCATCTGTAAGGTGCTGCATCCATCCTGATAAAAGAAGAAGCGCTGTCATCAATACCTATGACAACTTGTTCTTCTGCCACACCTGCGGGAAGGGTGGTAATGCAGTCAATGTCGTAGGTATCATAGAGAACTTGGAGTTTAAGGATGCACTCGCACGAGCAATCGAGATCGTTGCTGGAAGCGGTCAATCATTACAGCAAAAACCTGGACACAAGGGCGCTAGAGTATCTCGAAGGACGTGGGATCTCTGAAGATGTTGCCCAACAGTTTTCGTTGGGTGTAGTAACAGACCCAATCAATGGTCACGAAACCCACGCGGGCTGGCTTTCTGTGCCCTATCTGACCGCACTTGGTATGTGTGTGGGCGTTAAGTTTCGCAGGCTAGATGATGGCAAGCCTAAGTATGGTGCACCGACAGGACAGAAGGGTCACCTCTATAACGTGGCTGATGTCACCATTGATTCATCTAGTATCGTGGTGTGTGAAGGTGAGTTAGATGCAGTAGTTGTATCAGGTATCTTGAACCTGCCAGCAGTAGGAGTACCAGGAGTGCAGGCTTGGAAGCCACACTTTACTAAGTTATTTACAGGCTATGACATCGTGTACATAGTCGGTGACAACGACATCAAAGAGGACGGTACTAACCCAGGTGCTGAGTTCTCCCGCCGTGTGTCACAAGAGGTAATGAACTCACGCATAGTATCATTGCCCGCATCAATGGACATCAATGATTACTACCTTGCGTACGGTAAAGAAGAATCGTTGAAATTATTTGGAGGTGTGTGATGTATGACGATGACCGAGAACGAGTGGGTCATAATGTTACAGACTTTGCAGCATATGGGCTTTCACATCTTGCACCAGGACAGGATGAGCCAGACAATACTGATACGCCCACAGCCAACCCGTTAGTAGATCACGCTGCTGTTACTGGGTATCGTGCGATGGGTGTATCAACTGAGGACTTAACATCCTTCATCGAATCCTTTGCATCTCTTCGTGCTATGCGAGTCAAAGGTGTGGGTCACGACCAATACTCACACGCTAAGGGTCAGAAGTTTGAGTCCTTTACTACCTCAGATACCATCAGAGAACTGATCGAAGAGTTAGCAGATGCCAGTAATTACATTGACTTCCTTGCTATCAAACTACTTAACATCCAACACACTATAGATTTGGTGCTACCTGACTGTGACTGAGCCACACCCAGCAATCAATGACATCGTACCCAGCGTGGTGACCTTAGTTCATCGTCGCTATCGTAAGTATGTAGATCGTGTTGACCTGACGCAAGAGGCATACGCTTGGGTAATGACACGCATCTCATACTTTAATGCTTTACTAACAGAAGATAACGAGGCTGTACGTCTGGCTAACCAAAGGCGTATCGGTTGGCAGATGAAGCGTGCTATCGAACGCTATGCCCGCAAGGAGAAGGCTGCTAAGTCAGGCTACCAACCCAATGATGAAACCTTTTATGATGTCATCACTATCGCACAACTCTTGCCGTATGTAATTGCAAGCGTGGTCAATGAGACTGCTATTGAACAGGCACAGAACCTTGTCAATGATGGCACACCACGTAAGCCTGCAGCACCAGCAGAAGGTGGCAACCTATTAGCCACACTCATCGATATCAAGAAGGCATACGAGTTACTAGATGAAGATGAGAAGACCATCCTACGCCTGCGCTATCACGAGAACTACACACTGCAACAGTTGAGTGAGACTATCGAATGTGCTATCTCTACTGCTGATCGTAGATGTGGCAATGCACTACGTAAACTACTTAACTTTATGGGAGGAGAGTCGCCTTACCAATGATGTATGACTATCGTTGTCCTGACTGCAATACCGAACTAACTATTGAACGTAGTATCCACGAGCAACCACGTGAGCCATCCTGTTTTGAGTGCCACATCCCAATGATACGCAAATGGGATTCTCCTTCTATTACCTTCAAAGGTAAAGGCTTCTACTCCACGGACAAATAAAGAACCCCACCGCAGGAAGGGTAGCGGTGAGGTTCTTTGTGCCCGAAAGGAGGATGCACTTAAAGTGTATCAGTACCAGCCTCGTCTGTCACTATGGCCGAGAGCGCGACACGCACTCCCTCCGTAGCGATGACTAAGGTATCGTAAGCCGTGAAGGATTTGTAATTCAGGCTGTCCACTACGTTCTCTAAGGAGTTGAGCAATTCCAAAAGCCGTGCTTCTTGGTTTGCCCGAAGCGTCTCTTGGGCGAGCCAAGTGGTCGAAGCGGGATTCACGGGACCATAAGGTGAGGAGACATTTGACTTGGTTGTCGTTGTAACCGAGTGCCTTTGAGTAACTAATGACAAGTGCCTTGTTCTCACGCTTCTCCTCCATCGTTGCCTTCGTTCGTTCCTTTATGTATGTCTTCTTTGAGGACAGGTGCACCTCTTCCTTCTGCTGTGCGTACACGAACGCCGACAACAGGGATAGTATTGCCATCAAGATCAAGCCACGTTTTGCCTTCTTGTTCATCTGTCTTCTTCTCCATTTCGAGCAGTTGCTTATAGGTATCAGGGTATAGATGAGCAAGGCGCACTAACGCACGATCTCTTGCCCTTCTGTAGTTGCGCTGGCGTACCGCTTGGTTAGCAGCACCTCGCAATCGTTTATTTTCAGTCTCCATTGTTGGTCTTATCCTCCCATACAATCAGGACATAAGCCACTAACATCACGAACATCAAGCCTAGAACATAGGTCATTGGACACCTGCCATCACAGCAAAGACAATCTTTGTGATGTCAATGGGTTCGATTATCAATCGCGCATCCTCTTCCCCTGCCTCCCAGCAGGACACCAATAGGCGTGAGTTGAGAGGTGATTGGCGTAGCCATTGCACTGCGCTATGCGGATCTTCCCCGCCCCATACTGCGTTGCCTTCTGCCGTTGCTATCTCGTAGAAGTTCACGAGTTTATTCTTGGGATGAAATCCCACTACGTTGTCCTCGCTCACTTGCTTTCCTCCTTCAGACTATCAATCAAGACTTTCATTTGGTTATAGGTAATGACACTATCTAACCTTGCTGCAAGGTACTCATCAGCGTTGTCTCCCCATACCTTGCGTGCTAACTGCACGAGGTTATAGACGGTGTACTCTAACTCAACCTCTTTAATTGTCATCACTTCCTCCTTCGTTAAATGTATCTACCATAGACAGAGCGTGCACCATACGCATCAAGTTCATACCTGCCTCCTTCTCTGTCTCTTCATCCTCAATCTGTATTAGTGCAAGGTCACGACATAACTGCGCCTTGGCTTTCCAGTAGTCTACCGTAGGTTCAGACATTAGTTATCTCCTCCACCTCAAAGTAATACTCCACCGCGTTGTCATCTAACAGTTCTTTGTACTTATCACGTTGAGCAGCAGCCCACATCCGAGCCTCTAACTCAGTATTGAACTCATCAGTTGTGCGGTACACAACCTTGGCAATACTAATCTCAAACTCCTTCATCTTCCACACCTTCCTTGATTACATCATTGATGGTCTTCTCCACCTTGTCCGTTGGTAGTTCGATCTTGGATAGCGCCTCACCTAGCGCCGTGCGCCAGTTGCTACCCTCACCTGCTGCGATTAGAGCAGGCTCATCACCTGCAAAATCCCACAGTTCTACTTCGTATCGCTTGTTGTCAGGCACAATCACCACGGTGAATACAAACTGCGCCGTCTTATCCTGCTCACTCATCTATTCTGCCTCCTTTGGGCAATCGTTGTACGGGTTCTCTTGTCCTTCATTGTCTTCACACATACACCAGTTGAACCGTTCAACCTGCGTTGCGTGTGTTAGTTGTGCCAACTCAGCCCAACTCATAGAGTCTTGGTCAGTTGTCATCTTCTCCTCCTCCTTTGGTTATCATTCTCTCCAGCCAATAGGCTATTGCACATATTGGGATACCGTATAGTAACAGTAAGCCCCATAGGACTATCGCATCATTCATTGTTGCCTCCCTCGTGCCAGTTGATAGCCTTTATTCTCTACTTCGTACTCTTCACACTCATCACAAGCACACCGCAAAACTACCCAGTCTCCACCGTCGTAGCCCTCTCCTATCGCTAGATATTCCTCTCGCGTGAGCCAGAAGAAGACACTATCGTCCACTTCATCTAACTGTTGGGCGTTTGGTTCTATCTGCCCTTCATCTAGCACACCAAAGCGGTGCACTTCTTCCTCTTTGCTATCCTTCCATTGAATCAAGAACTTCACGCCTTGACCTCCTTCTTCTCCGCAATTAATAGCCCTGTATGTATGCCCGCGATTAATTTGCGTAGGCTATGGGCTGCTTCTGCCTTGCTCCCGCCTAGATAATCGCTGAATCCGCGAGGCTCCCAATGTCCTGAGCCGTACTTACTGCCTCCTGTAAAGTGGATACGCCAAGCGCGTCCGTATGTCTTGCTCCCCTCCTGTAACACTAGGTGCGGGCGCTTCATAGACTCATAAGGCGCATCCTCCACCACTTCACCCTCGAATAAGGGTTGAATCAATTCCTCCAGCACTTTCACAAGGCTTCTGACTTCTTCCATTGTTGTTTGCATTACTTTGCCCCTCCTTCTAGGATTTCCTTTAGTCGTGCCCTTGCCTGTCGTAATCCATAGACATCTTCTATGTGTTGATCTCCTTCTTCTGTGCGCTCACCGATTGAGTAGCAAACCTTCGAGTGCCCTCCCTTGTACTCACCGAAGAGATAAAATCTCCCGTTGTGAGTCTCCCAGCGTTGGTCACCTGTTCGCGTTAGTAGCGCCATTAGTTGCCCCCTAGTTCCTTGATGTATTCTGCCCCGAAGTCTGCGTCTATAAAGCCCCATTCTATCAATACGCTTACCGCTTGGTCTAGGGCTTGGGGTGTGGTCACCGCGTCGGCTAGGTCGTGCATTAGCACGTGTTGATGTAAGTCCACGTCGTAATTCATTAGTTCACCCCGCAAGCATCTAGGAAGCGGGCGCGATCAAAGCGGGGATTGTCTCCCTCTAAGGCGCGGGCTAACTCTTCTGCAACTTCTGCAAGGCTTGGAGAGTGAGCAAATGCGCCCTTGTCTCTCTGCTCCCCGCGTAGGTTTGCGATTACTTCTGCTATGATTACATAGTCCTTGCGTGTCATTCTATCCTCCTTGTTTGGTGGCGGGGTAGTTCCCTCCACTCGTGCCCCGCTCCGAATCGAATCGGCACGCCCTAGGCGGGCGGGGCTGGCGTTCTTAGCCGTAGATCACTTTCCCGAACATAGCCACCTGAAGAACTGCGTCAGAGCAAATCGAGTCATACTGATCGAAGTTAAACAAATCCATATACACCTGCTGGTTGGCGATTGGCAAGGCGTTTGCCAAATCTTTGACTGTCAAAGTCTTGGTGACTTCCTTGTCATTTTCATCTAAACCTGTTACCTTAATTCGTCCGAGTGTTTCCCAGTTCGCTTTGCCGAGGTATTCAGCCTCTGTAAAATGATCTCCAAATGAGAAGGGACTTGACCCGAAAACAGTCTCCCAAAGTAGTTGATCTTCTACTTCAAACTTGATTGTTGCCATTTGTTGCTCCTCTTGGGTTAGTTCAAACCGTTTGGCTTGATGAGATAAATGTATGCGGTTGTCTACCGTATGTCAAGCCCAAACAAGGCTTATTTGATAACAGTTTGATAACGTTTACCTGAATGATTCCTGAGAATGTTAAGGGATAGCCGTGTCGATAAGTCGACAATTGTAAAGGCGTTTGGTTGAAGATTCAACTATCTATTGTTACTCGCGGGTAACTTAGCAGGATATAACAAGGTAGACAATTAAGGGTTGAATGTCTAAGGGTTGAGTAAAGGTTTATTAATGGACATATGATAGTGATATGTATACCCGCCGAAAGTAGAGCCCTCCCTCTTACTTTACATAATACTTATCCACAGGGTTATCCACAGGCTGTGCAGGGGGTGGGGGGTTATCCACAGGCGCAAAAAACCCTTCCCCCAGGTGTTAAGTTCAGCACCCAGTACATACATACTCCCCAGAGAAAAATTTGCGCTAAAGTGAGATCCCCGTAAATGTCCTAGTTTGTACACATATTAAAGTGACCTTGGTCACAAATAGAAAATAAAATCTACCGTAGACGGGAAATGGGCTATTTTTTCTGCCTTATATATAGTAGGGAGTAAAACGATCCACTACTAGTTTTACGACCGATACTCGCTACGTTGGCACTACGCGAGTCCCCCTAGGACGAGCACCAACTTACCCCTCGCTGCGCTGTGGCTTGCTCGGGCGTCAAGCCCGACTGTGCGGTGCGTGGCACCGCTTTTAGTGGGGATAGTTCTATCTCCAGTATAGAGATCTTCCCCTCCAGTATAAAATTTTTTTCGCGCCTACGGCGCTCTACTAGAGGAGACTACGTGGCTGAGAAGTCCAGTGACATCGCCAAGCGTCTGATCCTTTCAGGTGTAGCAGAAGGTCTAACTATCGAGGCAGCCACGGCTGCTGCTGGTAAATCCTATAAGACCTACGAGTACTACCGTCGCACAGACAAGATCTTTGCTGACAAGATGGACCGAACAAGACTAGGTTTGAAGGATAAGAACTTCGCCTCATCCGATGTCCACGACTTAACCTTTGCCGAGTTTCGCCAGCGCTACCTACACTCTCAGACCTTTGCTCACCAGCAGAACCTGATCGATGTGATTGAGGGGCGTGAACCTTCCTGGCTACATCCCAGTATGAAGTACGAACCAGGTCTGGCGTCAAACCGTATCCTTGTTAATATCCCGCCCAACCACGCCAAGTCGATGACGGTCACTATCGATTACGTCACCTGGCAGGTTTGTCAGAACCCTAACTTTCGTGTGCTGATTGTCTCTCAGACTCAGCAACTAGCAGCAGACTTTCTCTACGCCATCAAGCAACGCCTGACACATCCTAACTATGAAGCACTGCAACAGGCTTACGCTGCTGGCGTAGGGTTTAACTCTAAGACCGCCTCTTGGCAGGCTACCCGCGTTACCTTTGGTGATGAACTCAGAGAGTCATCTGAAAAGGACCCAAACATCGAAGCCGTCGGTATCGGCGGTCAGATCTACGGTAAGCGTGCAGATATGATTATCGTAGACGATGCGGTGACATTAAAGAACGCAAACGAGTTTGAGAAACAGATCCGTTGGTTAACCCAGGATGTGCGTTCTCGTCTTAACCCTACTGGTAAGTTAATCATTATCGGTACCCGCGTTACAGCAATTGATCTTTACAAAGAACTACGTTCCGAGGACCGCTACCCAGGTGGCCTTGTACCTTGGAAGTACCTGGCTATGCCAGCATTGCTTGAGACACACGAAGACCCCGACAAGTGGGTTACCCTGTGGCCCGCAAGTGATGCTCCCTTTGATGGGCAGATGGAATCTGATAAGAACGAAGATGGACTTTACCCCCGCTGGAATGGTCGTAACCTTTACAACGAACGTCAAGCAATGGATGCATCTACTTGGGCGCTGGTCTACCAGCAACAAGATATCTCCGATGATGCAATCTTTGACCCAGTATGTGTGAGAGGTTCTATCGATGGTATGCGTAAAGCAGGTCGCCTTGTTCCTGGTCACCCAGGTCATCCGCGTGACCTTAGCGGCTTTTCTATTATTTGTGGTCTTGATCCCGCTATGGTTGGTGATACAGCCGTCGTTTGCTACGCTATCGATAGGACTAGTCACAAACGTTATATCGTTGATGCTATTAAGATCACTAGGCCTACGCCTGCTGCAATCCGTCAAATAATCTTTGACTGGACTGCGCTATACCAGCCTACCGAGTGGATAGTGGAGAAGAATGCCTTCCAATCATTCCTTACTCAAGATGAGGGTATTCGACAGAATCTGGCCTCGCGGGGTGTGTTACTGCGAGAGCACCACACAGGTAGCAACAAATGGGACTCAGGCTTCGGTGTTGCATCAATGTCAACTTTGTTCGGCACCAAGCAACACGACGGTAAGCACCACAGAGACAACCTTATTCACTTACCTTCTGACCAAACTGAAAACATTAAGGCGCTCATCGAGCAACTAATTACCTGGTCGCCTACTACTAAAGGTAAGACCGATATGGTGATGGCGTTGTGGTTCTGTGAAATCAGAGCACGTGAGATGCTCAACCAAGGTATGCACAAGACACACCATATGAAGAATCCATTCCTGTCTCGTAGTGAGATAGGCAAACGAACAGTTATCAACATAGATGAACTGCTCGCAGAAAAAGATCGTACGTTCATCTAACAAGGAGATACTGATGCCAAAGATTGGTCCAAACAAAGTTTCTGTTGATCCAAAGGCTTACGCTGCAAGAATTACCAGGGCTAAGAAAGTTGTAGAAGCAATGGATCCTGCAACAAAAGCAAAGATTAAAGATATGTACCCATCTGTTAAGAAAGAGGCAATTGTGAATAAGGCATTAGACCCAAAGCGTGGCAAGAAGGCTGCAGCAAAACCAATGGCTAAGCCTACAACAAAGGCTCCTACTAAGACAACTACTAAGGCACCTGCTAAAACTCCTATGCCTAAGACTACAAAGAAGCCAGAGAAGATGACTCCTCAAGATGCAGCAATGAAGAAGATCCTTGAGAAGAAGTACGGCAAGATCTATGGCTAAGAAAAAAGATAGCAACGTTAAAAAGGTTGGTCGCTTTGTAGCCAACGAGATGCTAGGCATTGATGATGCTAAGCGTGCTCTTTCTAAAGCACGTAAAGGAGATATCAAAGGTGCTATCAAGTCTGCAGCAACTGCAGCATTTGAAGCAGGCACAACAGTATCTGGTGCAGGTCTTGCAGCAAAGGCTGGTGCCAAGATTGGTGCAACCGCTGGTAAAGCAGCAGCAAGAACAACCTCTAAGAAGGTTGGCAAAGAAGTTTTGAAAAGTTCTAATAAGGCAAGAGGTTCTGGCTCTATGGTTTATCCTAAGCCAGCAATGGGTAAGAAGACAGCAACTGCTCCTAAGCGTGATGTTGTTGTCAAGACAGACGACAGAGTAATTCCTATTAAGGATAAAGGTTACATCAGTAAGACTGGTGAAAAGTCAATTAAGACAAACACTAGAAAGCCTACTGTTCGACTTGTAGAAAAAGAAGTTACACGCGATATGGCAAATATGCGTACCGCTCAATCTAATAGATTACGTTATGGAAATGCAAAAGCAGATGCTGCTCGTGCACGCGATGCATCAGTAAAGGCTTCAAAGAAACCAACAGCGGGTAAAATCGTAGGTGGTGCTGCTGGCGCTGCAGCAGGTGCTCCAGCACGTGCAGCCGTAACTAATTCTAATAAGAAAAAGAAGAAGTAAGGAATCAAATTGTTATCAACTAAAGAGGTAGTAGCCAAGGTTAATCGCCTACAGACGCGCTACTCCGCACGTGACCAGAGAATGCGTGATGTGCTCTCTGTACGTCAGGGAGACATTAGCAAGGTTTACCCTGCAATGTTTTCAGAGGAGTACCCAAAGCCTCTAGTTGCTAACTTCATTGACGTAGCAGCACGTGACCTTGCAGAAGCAATGGCACCGCTACCATCATTTAACTGCGCTGCAACCAATATGGTTTCAGACTCAGCACGCAAGGCTGCAGATACTCGTACTCGTATTGTTAACCATTACATCAGTGCATCTGAACTACAAATTCAAATGTACACAGGTGCTGACTGGTTTAATACCTACGGTATGTTGCCAGGTATGGTGGAGATGGACTATGAAACCAATAATCCGAGAATACGTCTGCTTAATCCTTTTGGTACTTATCCTGAAATTGATAGATTCGGTCGCACAGTTTCGCTTACACAAGTTATGGCATCTGATGCTGAAACGTTAGCGATGCAGTACCCAGAGTTCTATGACCAGATTATGCCAAAGAATGTTTATTCTCCTGGCTCACCTTATGTGTCACTAGTTCGTTACCACGACAAAGACCAAGACTTAATCTTTATCCCAGAGCGTAAGAACCTAGTACTCTCAAATGTTCCAAACCCTATTGGAAAGTGTATGGCATACGTTGCTATGCGCTCATCTATTGACGGTGAAGCACGTGGACAGTTTGATGATGTTCTGTCAGTTCAACTTGCTCGTGCTCGCTTTGCAGTATTGCAGATCCAAGCAGCAGAGAAATCTATCCAAGCACCTATTGCTATCCCACAGGATGTGCAAGAGTTGGCACTGGGACCAGATGCAATTATGCGTTCTGCAAACCCACAGGGTATTCGACGTGTTCCACTAGAACTACCACCTGGAGTCTTTACAGAGTCAGGTGTACTAGAGCGTGAACTACGCCTAGGTTCTCGTTACCCAGAGGTTCGCTCAGGTAACATCGATGCATCTATCGTTACAGGCCGTGGTGTACAAGCACTACAGGCAGGCTTTGACACACAGATCAAGTCAGCACAAGCACAATTTGCCCGTATGTTTACAGACCTTGCTTCTCTTTGCTTTGAAGTAGATGAGAAGATCTTTGGTAATATGCCAAAGGAAATCAGAGGCGTAGATGATGGTACTCCGTTTAATATGAAGTACATCCCATCAAAGCAAATCGATGGTAACTACGGTGTAGATGTTCGTTATGGAATTATGTCTGGTATGGATCCTAACCGTGCAATCATTGCATTGTTACAGATGCGTTCAGACAAGTTAGTTTCTCGTGACTATGTACGTCGTGAGATTCCTATGGAACTCAACGTTACCCAGGAGGAACAACGTGTCGACATTGAAGAAATGCGCGACTCTTTGCGTGTTGCTGTTGCTCAGTACGCACAGGCGATACCTGCTCTTGCAGCGCAAGGTCAAGATCCATCTCAAATCATTACTCGTATTGCAGAAGTTATCCAAGGCCGTCAAAAGGGTCTTCAGTTAGAAACTATTATTGGTAAGGCATTTGCGCCAGAACCAGCGCCAGAGATGCCAATAGCACCAGAACTAATGCAGGGTGCACCACAAGTTCCAGCAGCGGGAGCACTCCCTGCCCCTGCCTCGCAGCCAACTCCAGAACAACCAGGAGGCGCACCCGCTGCTGCTCAACGTCCAGATATAGGCCAACTACTAGCCGCCATTGGCGGGGCAGCATAAAGAGGGGGTGTAAATATGAACAAAGGATCACGTGCAGCAGCACCAATGTCAAAGCCAGTCGAAGGCAAGAAGGATACTTCTAAGCCAGCAGGTGGCAAGGTAGTACCATCAATGATGCCAGCAGGTCGTCGCGGCAACGCAGCAAAAAAGGGATAATCTTATTCTAATTAACGGAGGTATTGGGCGTGGAAAATAATAACGACGTTCCGCGTCCAATACACTTCGCTGATTTTTTAGTTACCTTTGCAGGACTTGTGCATAACCTTGCAAGTTCTGTACAAACTTTTACAGAAGAAATTATGGAAATAGCAATCTACAACGCTAATAGAAACTCCAAAGTCAACAAGGCTTGGGAGCAATTTGCAAACGATTTAGAAAAGATACAGGAGGAAACCGATGGCAGATAACCCAATTAGAGGCGTATCAGGACCTGGTAAATTCTCCGTTCGTACAGATCTACCAGCATCACAAAACTATGGTGACCGTAAGGCTATGGCAGAACAAATAGCAGGAGCACCTACCGCTAGAACACCAGATGTTCGCGGGTTACCTACAGGTCAAGTTCAGGCTGCAGCACAGGCTGCGCCACAAGCACCTATCACAGAATTATATGCACCAACTACACGTCCAGATGAACCAGTAACTTCAGGTATTGCAGTGGGCCCAGGTCCAGGACCAGAGGTAATGGGCTACAACGGACAGTCAGAAAAACTATCTGACATTCTTTCTCAAATGCTTCCATACGATACAGATGGTGAAATAGCAATCCTTTATCAGCAAGCCGTATCTAGAGGTCTGTAATGGCAGAAACGCCAAAGAACTCCAACCTTGCACAAGCAGCATTTCGTGCAGGATTAAATCCGTCTCAGACACGTCAGATTGATGGCCTTGCTTCAGCACTGTCTACACATCAACGTCTATCTGATTTGCCTAAGCAGTATGCCTACGATGAGTTTAACAAACTTCCTAATAACAAGAAGCAGTCTCTCGTAGCATTAACTGGTACCAACAAGCCAGATGATGATGAGCCTAATCGCTCTTGGCTAGAAACTGGTGCTCACTACGCCTTTACACCTTTCAAGGTAGCAGCAAAGACTTTGTTCGATGCACTCGATTACGCATCCGATACGATGACACGTGTCTACCGTACTGGAGCAATTGCTGCAAACGAGAACATTAACTTTGGTGATGCTTGGGGCAAAGCAGGCCGTGATGGTGAGAACGTCTTTATCCAAGACCGTATCAACACAGCAGTATCTCGTTACGGATCTGCACGTGTAAACGTTGCAAAGCGTATTGCTGCAGGTGTTGCTCCAGAGATTATCTTTGCAGAAGCGCAGAACGAAGAAGAAAAGCGCATTGCAGCAGAAGCACAGCAAAGCGAAACTGGCGAGATTATTGATCCGCTATTGCGTGATGCAGTCGCAGAAGTAAACGCTGCTAAGTATTCTCCAGGTCGTCAACTAGCAAACCTATTCTTACCTCGTGACCTTGAAGGTGACGGGATGCTTTACTCCTGGATCTCAGGTGCAACAGATGCTACCTATCGTTTGTTTATGGATCCAACTCTTGCACTTGGCAAGGCACGTAAGATTTATCTTGGTGGGTCACAGGCTTTGAAAGTTACTGGCAAGTATGCAGCAACTGCAAAACTTGGCAGTGCTGAAAAGGTTTCTAAGTACTTTGATACTACAGATATCTTTGGTACTAAGAATGTACAGAACCTATGGACAGATTACACAGATCGTTTTACTAAGTATGTTGCAGCAAAAGAATCACGTAATGTTGATGAGATTGCACAAACACGTACAGCACTTAACGATTTGGCACCAGAACTAGGCGATGACTTCATCGTATCTTTCAAGTCATTTGGCGAGAAAGAGTTTGGTGGCAAGTGGGATCTAGATACTGCTAAGGCTTTCCTATCAGATGCATCTAAGATTGAACCAATGCTCTACGGTCAAGCAGGTGCTCGTATCAAGTTAGCACCACGTATGTCTCCTGCACGCAAGGCAAGAGTTCTTGCTTTGACAACAGGACGACGTGTATTTGATTTAGATAAAGACTCACGTGCACTAATCCGCACGATGGAACTAACAGATGAGGATGCACTACTATCTGCTGTAGTAGGTAGCGAGACGCTATCTCCAGTAGAGGCTGGTACAGAACTTGCTGGCAAGATTCTTGCTGGCCGTCAAGAGATTAAGCGATTTACTCCAGAGTACTTTGCTAACCGTATTGATCGTATCAAGGCTAAGTTCACACCTATTGCTTCCCTGATAGATGATGAAGCATTTGACCATACATCAAAGACAGCATCAGAAGACTTCTTCCGTTATGCACGTATGGCGCTAGGTTCATACCACGCACGTGCATTCTCAGAGATCTACTCAGCATCTGATGTCGGTCAGCGCAAGGCAATGATGAAGGGTGTACAGGCAACTGTAGGAAACCTTATTGGTCTAGACAAGACCGAAGGTGGACGTAAGTTACTGCGTGCTATCTCAGATGATGTCTTCTCTGGTGCTACATACTCAGCACGTGGAGTAGATGGTTCAATCCCATCTGCAGTAGATGGACAAGATAGCGCACTTTACTTTGCACAGACATCTAATGTTTCTCGTGTTATTGGTCTACGTGATATGCAGCGCTTTGCAGGACGTGAGTCTTTTCTTAGCCGTGTATTAGGTATGCAGTACAAAGAGGGCGCAGAGCGCACAGTAGATGCGTGGACATTTGGAACTATTGCAGGACCTCGTTTCCCAGTACGTAATGCTATTGAAGATTACACAATGGGTATCTTGAATGGTCAGTCAGTTCTCAAGACTGCACGTTCACGTCGTACCGCAACTAAGATTCGTCTAGGTTCTGGACAAGACCTAGGTATGATTAACCGCGTCGTTAAGCGTAAAGATCAAGAGTACTTCAAGACTCGCCTTGCTGCAGTCGACGGTGAAGTTGGAGCAATCCAGCAATTGATTAAGCAGGGAATCCTCAAGAACGAGGATGTTGCTTCATATCGTGGATTAACACCACAGCAAAGATTACAACAGCGCCGTATTATTATGGCAGAGGCTTTGCTTAGTTCTAAGATTGATGATGCTGCTAACGCAGATATCTTGGAGAAACTACCAAGCCACATCAAGGACTTTGTTAAGTTTGGTAACCTAGATGCACTACTGCGTGGAGCAGGAGAAGGTGCTTCTAATGCTATTAGTGGACTTAATGCTTCATCACGTGCGATAGCAACTGCAGATCGTAACGGAAAGACTGTTGCACTTACATTCAATGACAAGGCAATGCGTCCAATTGGTGGAAGTGGTTTCACACAGAAGTCTCTTATTGATGACCAAGGCAAACTTGCCTGGGGCTGGAACATTATTATTCGTTCAACCGATAATATCGGTGAGCGTGCTATCCAATTGTTTGATGACAAGATTACACAAGATGATTTCATCAAGGAGTTAGCACCACACATCGCATCATTTGGTGATGAACTTACAACCTTTATGCGTTATACCAAAGAAGGTTACACTCCTGAGCAGCACGCAGGTGCGATCTATGATGATCTAAAGAATCTCTTCAGTCGTCAAGATGGTCAGTCTATTAATATGGATTTGGTTGGTAAGATCCGTAAGGTAGATGCAGATGGCAAAGCATATATTGATTTAGATGATTTTAACCTAGAAGATCTGCCTACAAACCCAGTAGACCTACCTGCATCTGTAGCAGGACCTGCATTTATGCCAGTAATGGAAAGCAAGAACATCCTTACTGACTTATCTAAGCGTGGATGGACCTGGTTAGGTGAGTCAAACGCACGTTTCTCACGTGAACCATTGGTAGTTAACGCAGCAGTTCGCTACTATGATGACTTAAATGCACCAGGTGGCTACGCAGAAGACTTGATTAGGCAGTACACCAAGGGAATTACAGACCCTGTAGCACGTGAAGCAGCAACAGATGCTGCAAAGTCACAGGTTGTACGCATATCTGAGGAACTTGCACTGGAATCTACCCTTGCATTTGTGGATAACCCTGCACTTCGTACGCAATTAGCGTGGTCTGCACGTAACTTTGCTCGTTTCTACCGTGCAACTGAGGACTTCTATCGTCGTTTGTACCGTACTGCTAAGTATAACCCAGAGGCTATACAGAAAGCAGCACTAACTTACGAAGGTGTAAGCCATTCTGGATTCGTACAGAAGGATGACCAAGGTGAGGCGTACTTTGTCTACCCAGGTTTGGCTCCTGTCTACGGTGCAATGAAGAAGACACTAGATGTATTCGGTCTTGGAGATCAATTCGTTGCTCCATTGCCACTAGAGTTCAGCGCTAAGTTAAAGATGCTTACACCATCCTTTGATCCTGAGTCTTGGGCACCAACATTCTCTGGTCCATTAGCAGCAGTACCAATGAAGACTATCTATTCTCTAGTGCCATCACTTGCTAAGTCAGAGAACGCAATCGTTTCTCGTATTGGTAAGGAACTAGGTACTGTAGAACGTGCAACACTGGGTCCTATTGGACAAGATCAACCACTCGTCAATGCTTTCCTACCAGCACACGTCAATAGATTCCTTGCAGTTCTTAATAAGGATGAGCGTGAGTCACAATACGCATCAGCATTCCGTAAGGCTGTAACATATCTTGAAGCAGCAGGTGTAACACCAGGTGCAGATGCATCTCCAGGTGAGATAAAGGATTATCAAGAAGCACTAGAGGCAACAGTCCAGAGTGTTCTTGGTGTTCGTTTTGTTGCAGGATTCTTTGCTCCAGCAAGCCCATCTGTATCTCTAAAATCAGATATGGCTGAGTGGGCACGAGATAACGGTAACGTTAACTTCAAGCAGACCTGGAACAAACTGATTAACAAGTATGCAGAGCAGGGATCTGAGGATCCTTATGGCGAAGCAATGGCTGACTGGGTGAAGTACTTCCCTAAGCAGGTTCCATTTACTGTTAATGAGTCAGATCCACAGGTATTGCCATACTTCCAGTCCAGTAATGCAGCATCTAAGTGGGTAGAAGATAACCGTGCTTTGGTTAAGAAGTACCCGCAGGGTTCAGCATTCTTGATTCCAAATACTGGTGAGTTTACCTACGATGCATACCAGACATTGATGAACAATGGCTATCGCCAGAAGAAGTTAATTGGTGACTACCTCAAGGAAGTATCAGTAGCCAAGGATGAGCAGATCTATTACTCACAAAAGGCTATCCGTGATGAAGCCTTGACTGGAGTAGTCAGTGATCGTCAACGTCAAATCATTAACGATAACTGGCAGGTATGGTCAAAGGAATTTCTAGCAGCACGTCCATTACTTCGTATGGAGTTTGCCAGTGCAGCAGAAAACACCATCAAGCGTGACGCAGCATTTGCTGATTTACGTGAGATGATTGCTGAACCAAACCTTACTGGACCTACTATCAATCGTTTACGAGATATGGTAAGTGAGTACGATAACTACAATCTATTAGTTACTACTCAATATAACTCTAACTCAGATCGTGATATTAGAGTACGTAAGTCATACAAAGAATCGTTACGACTACGCTTACAGGAGATTGCAGCAGGAGATCCTAATGCAACATCTACATACAGCGTTCTATTTAGCAGACTGATTGGTGAGTAATGGCAGAGTCATATACACCCTTTGACCCTAAGAAGATAAAGGCAGATGTCTTTATTTCTGGTGGAACAGCATCAAAGGTAAAGAAGTATCAGGGTTCAAACCTTGTTGACATCTATTCGGATGACATTACAGGTGCCAATCAAAATCAACTGCTACAAGACTTTGAGGGATTTAGTGCTGACTACCGCAAGGCTCTTTCACAGAAGTTAAAGGCTGCAGGATATTACCGTGGTGATGTTACTGGAAAGCCAACTCTTAAACTACAAGAGGCATACTTTGATGCCTATACAGATCTTAGTGATGTTAACCGTGGCAAATTATCTGCATACACTAGTGACCCTACTCAGACTTACAATGTTCAGTTGGATAACCTTGATACATTCCTAGCCAAGCAAGATACAAGTGGCGAGGGTGGCGGTACTGAGAAGATTACCAAGATCCAGCAACAGAGGAAACTTAGCCCAGATAGTATCGAAGCAAGTATTGATAAGGTGTTCCGTGACTTAACAGGTTCTGGTGCAACTCAGGCACAGATTGCTAAGTATACAAAGAATATCCAGAAGCAGTTGGCTGACCCAAAAAACTTCTCACAAACTGAATACAAGAATATGGGCGGTGGCGTACAGCGCCAGATTGTAACTGAGGCTGCCTTTGATCCAGAGTCATTCCTTATTGAAGAAGTATCTAAGGGTGATCCTGCTAAGGCTAGTAGCGTTATGGGATTCTATGAAGTATTCAACAAGTTCATCGGGAGGGGATAATGGCTAAGTCAGTCCAGACTAGATTAACTAAACTCTCTAACGAGTACAGTGCGAACGTAAAGAAAGTTCGTGAACTTGAAGCAGCAAAGAAGAAGCCTTTTGTAACTGATGCTGAAGTAAAGAAGATCAACGAAGAGATCAATAAACTTAACGCAGAACGCACAACTATAGTTGACAAAAGCAATAGCATCTCTAAGATTGCAAAAAGTGCTGATGAGTACGTAGATCTCAATAAGAAACTTGCAGAGTATGAAACGCAAATTGCTAAAAGAATTGCACGCGGTGAGAGTACTGCAGATTTAGACAAGGCTAAGCAAGATACACTGGGCAAGTTGTCAAAGATTGCACCAACGGTTGAAAAGAACTTTCCCGAACTGAAGAAGGCTGAGCCAAAGTCTACAAAGACTGGACCTGCAGGCAACCTTCAGTTATCAACTGGTACTGTTTTAGACACGACTGCATCTAAAGCAGCAGCAGCAAAAGACAAAGTTAAGTCAAATGTTGTTGTAGAAAACATTCCCAGTCCAGCAACACAAACTGCACTAGCCAAGAAAGAAGCAGCAAGAACCAAAAAACTTGGCGCTGTTTCTAAAGAAGGTGTTGTTACATCAGACTATGCTCAGCGTAATGCTGGTATGGCTGCTGCTCCTAAAACACCTACTGGTACAAAAACTGCTACTGGTGCCGAAGATATCAATGCTATCTACACACTTGCTAGGTCTAAGTATGGCAATGTAGATTCTATTTTCTTGTATGACCCAGAACTCAAGCAACTTCTTATTGATGCTGTTGGAGATCCAGCAACTGCTAAAGATGATATGGATGCTGATGAGTTTGCTCGTCGTCTTGGTGCATCTGATTGGGCTATTCGTAACGCTAGTACCTATGCAAAGCGTGATGCAGAACGTAGGCAGTACACAGAGACTCTTGATAAGTATAACCAACAATTAGAACTTGCTGACACACAGGAAAAGAAAGACGCAATTCTTTCTAAGATTGGTCAGTTAAATACCACATCTTCTTATGCTCGTGGACTTGCATCTGCTAAGGCTTACATCGAAGCAACTGCTTCTGGTCTTACTGGAACTATGTCTCCAGAACGCCTTGATGCTTTCGTTAAGAAGATGTATGACTCTGCTAATGACAAAGATCCGAACATTATTAATCGTGAACTATCTGCACTTATCTCTTACAAGCCTGGTAGTCAACTAGGTGGAGCGATAGGTGGAGACTTAGTTACATTGAGAGCAACTGCTAAGGCTAATGGCTTTGATCTTGATAAAACATTTGGCGATCAAATCAATGGATGGCTACAGCGTCTTGCTAAGGGTGAGTCAGTTGAAACGTTTAAGAATGTTATTCGCTCTCAAGCAAAACTTGGTTTGCCAGACAAGGTATCTAATCTATTAGATCAGGGTCTTGACTTAGCAAATATCTACGAACCATATAAGAGACTGATGGCTAACGTTCTAGAACTAGCACCAGATGCTATTGATCTTAATGATGCAACATTGCGTTCTGCAATTGGTGCAGATAAAGAAATGTCACTATATGATTTCCAGCGCACGCTTCGCAAAGATCCACGTTGGCAATATACAGACAATGCTCGTGCCGATGTCTCAAGTTCAGTACTGCAAGTCCTTCGTGACTTCGGATTCCAGGGGTAAACAATGGCTATCAATCGAAATATATTATCGCTAGGCAAAGAGTTTGGCCCAGATGGATTACCTATCGATGGTCCAGCAGAAGTTGATGTAGCAGAAGTTGATGTAGCAGAAGGTGATGTAGGAAAATACACTGGAACGGGTACAAAAGAAAAGCCATTACTATTTGACGGAAAACCATTTACTGGTTCGTTTGAGGGTAGAAGTTATACTAATGGTATAGAAACTGTCGTTGGTAAAAAGGTAGTAGGTTCATTTACTGATCCTAAAACTGGAGATGTCTATAAACTCTTTGATGATGGAACCCGTGAACTTGAATTTGAAGGAACACTAGAAGCAGATGCTGAGGCTGCTGCTGCAGAAGAGGCAGAAGCAAAACGTCTTGCTGCTATTACAAAATCAGATGAGAAGCGAGCACAAGGACAGTCTGCCTTTGATCTACTATCATCAGAGTTTGGTGCCTTTGGTATGGGTGGGTTAGTAGAACCACTACGTCAGTTTATTGAAGATGGCATCTCAAAAGATGAGTTCGTACTACGTCTTCGTGGTACCGATGCCTACAAGAAGCGCTTTGCTGCTAACGCACAACGCACAGCAAAGGGACTTCGTGCTTTGTCTGAGGCTGAATACATCCAGAATGAAGATGCCTACCAAGATGTAATGCGTCGCTATGGACTACCAGAGTCTTACTACGCACGTGGAGATATGGGCCGTCAAGAAGGATTTGAAAAGTTCTTGGCTGGAGATGTATCTGCAATAGAACTAGAGGATCGTATCCAGACAGCACAAAATCGTGTGGTTAATTCTAATCCAGAAGTATCTAAGGCACTCAAAGAATTTTACCCAGGCATCTCTAATGGAGATATCTTGGCTTATGTGCTTGATCCAACCAATGCTATTGAGAATATCAAGCGCAAGGTTACTGCTGCTGAAATCGGTGGTGCTGCAATCCAGACAGGATTAAAGACTGGCGTATCACGTGCAGAAGAACTTGCTGCTGCTGGTATAACAAAGCAGACTGCTCAACAAGGTTACGGAACTATTGGTGGTGGGCTACAGCGTGGTTCACAACTTGCATCTATCTATGGAGAAGATCCATACACACAAACAACTGCTGAGCAAGAAGTATTCAACCTACAAGGTGCTCAAGAGTCACGTGCTAAGCGTCAAAAGATTACTGGACTAGAGAAGGCTACCTTTGGTGGTCAATCTGGTATTTCATCAGGTGCGTTATCGAGAGATCGTGCTGGCGCTTACTAAATAAAAGCCTGCTAACGGGACGACTGGTCCGTTAGAGTGAGATTAAAACCAGTAGCAAGAGCCATACCACCTCCCCCAAGGTGAATGTGAGGCTTGCGTCAATCTAACAAGAATGGGAGAAGGACCTATGTCCAACTATGACTACGAGGATGATGACTTCGATACGGACTCATCAGGCAATGACCTTGTAAAACAACTGC